TAGCACGTTTTTTTTCCCGTGAAATTATTGTTGTGATTAGCGCCAGATAGAGCACTGAGCAGGCTGCATTATAAACCAATGGGGGCTCGTACAGATACCACATGACCAAGCCGCCAATCTGCACCGGAATAAACAGTGCGCTGATGGCTTGAACTGTACGAAGTTGGCGTGATACCGGAGATTGCAGGTGGATTATGAGCACGAATAGCGCGTTAATTATAGCCACGGAAAGATAATACCCATAAGCATCGAGCCATCCAGCATAATCAATGGCCGACTGAGCGCAATAGGTGGCGGCCAATCCGGCCACCACCCACCAGCGAGTGGCTACAGCAACAACCAGTGTCGCGACCATCAGCCAGTCATTGGCGCTCATTTTTGGCGCACCTTGCCGTTACCGCCGCCATTCTGCACCTTGGCAAGCTCCTCCTCTCGCTTCTGGAATGCCTGCCGCGCCTCATCTTGTGCGCTTCGCTGTTTGCCGTTACCGCCGCCGTTTACTTTGATGGTCATGGTTGATGCCTTTTTGGTTGATGATGATGAATTTTAACACGGTTTGTTGTTGACGCTGATTGGAAGGCGTGTAATAGTATTCACATCAACTAAGGAGATAGCAATGTATAGCACCGGAATGACTAGAGAAGATGCTCGCCAAGCAATGATTGATGGTAAAAAGGTTCGTCACTTCAACTTCACAAAGAATGAATACTTGGTCATGAAAGGATCATCAATAATGACTGAGGATGGTTACTTCTTTGGTGATGTGTTCGATAAGACAGATTGGATGGAGAATGGATGGAGCGTTGTTTGTTGATAGTTTCAGCATACAAGAAATAACAAAACAAAGGCCGCTCATGCGGCCTTTTTGATTCCCTGCGATTGCATCCACCTTTCCTCTTGCTTTGCCATCTTCTCGAATATCTTCTTGGCGAAGGCGTCGCCGTTTTCATCAACCACAACAGGTGTCTGGCTACACCTACAGTTGATTGCTTGGCCGCGCTTGCTATAGAAGTCAGTAACCTCGGCTCTTGTGTATGTTTTTCCCTGGCGACTTGCGTGATCTAGGCGGGTGGTGCTGAGCAGCGCAGACACCCAAAGCAGCTTAGTCACCAGCCCAAGCGATTCGCTTGCCCGTTGCGATTCATCCATCACTGCGGAGCGATAGGATACGCCTAGCTCAGTTCGTGCGATGGTTGCAGCTCGGCTTGCGGCTTTAGCCTGAGTGCCTTCGGTGTCAACCAGGTAGCCCTTTAGCTGTTGCGCGGCCCATCGTGGCGATTTGCCTTGCGCGATAGTGTCACCAAGGATTCGTCGAGTGGTGGTTATCAGGTCGTCCGTGAATCCCTCCATGCTGTTGAATGTGCGCGATGTAACCACAGCAATCCGGCGCTGATACTCAGGCGTGAATAGGATGGTTTCGAGGTTAGTGTATGCGCTGGCGTAGACCGCCGATTGGACGGCTAGTGACGATTGAGCATATGCCGCCCCCTGCTGGTATGCCTCTGCCGTGTAAGCCTGGAACCAGTTGTCCTACTGCTCGCCGCGCTGCATCATAATCCGCTGGATTATCTCGGCGATAGTCTCGTCAATGCGGCGAAGCTGGAGATAGTCTAGCTCGTAGATGTAAACCCTCTCGGCATTCAGCAGGTAAGCCCGAAGCCCATTAACCGCAATCTCTCGCGGCTGTAGCTGGTCAACGACTCGCTCTTGAATCTCGGCATTGATTGCTCGCAACCTGCGGCGGAAGTCCGCATAGGCTCGCTTCTCGCGGCCTTTCTGCTGCGTTGGGTCTAGAATGTTTGGACTGGGAAAGGCCAAGTTGAAATCCTCTGTGCAATTTTCTTCATTTTAGCATTGACCGCCAGCCAGATAACTGTAATAGTATTGGCATCAACCAAGGAGACTGAAATGGAAAAAGTTACATTAATCAATGATGGTGGGTACGTTGGGATGGAAAATGTCAGATTCCCTGTTGTGGTTTCAGTTTCAGATTCAAACTCGCGTGCTGTTGGCATCTCACCACAAGAGATGGAAAGGATTGGTTGCGACATGTCAAAATTCGAAGGCGCTGATGCGTGGTGGTTCGTAAAGTCAGAGCACTGTATCGTAGATGGTGAATGACGTGAATCGCGAACGATTCGAGGAGCTAGCAAAGCTCAAAGGAATGGACGTAACCCGCGCAAATCGCCGGATTACTGATGCGGCTTGGTGGGGATGGCAAGAGGCAATGAAGGATGGCAATGATGATTGATTCAATGGTAAATATTCGAGATTTCGAGTTGATGGTTAGCGACACGGATATGTCAAAGGCTGGCAAGGGCCCAATGAACATCGAGATACATTGGGCGCTAGCTGATGAGTTAATAACACGCCTGCGAGAAGCCGAGAGGGATGCGGCTAGGTATAAGTATCTAAAGTCAGACCATAAAACAAAGAACCTCTATTCCTACCAACAGGATATGAAAGATAGGTATTGGGATGAGGACATTGACAGCGAAATCGACCAAGCAATGAAGGAGAAAGGCGATGAGTGAGAAAATTCGAAGGGAGTTCGAAGAGTGGTTTTATGAATACTCGCTGCCATGCGAGGGTGACTGGTTCAAAAGGGATTCGTGCGGTGATTATGATTATCCTTCAACTCATGATGCATGGATGGGGTGGCAAGCCTCCCGTGCCGCGCTGGTGGTTGAGTTGCCAAGCGACGCAACTAACGACTACTTTGCTGATTGCTACAACAAAGCCATATCCGATGTTGAGGAATTGCTCCGATCTCATGGGGTCAGCTACAAATGACAACACCGCAAGCCATAATCGAAATCATGTACCTGCAAGCATATCGAGCAATGAAAGGAATTGAGTTATGAGCATGTTTGACATTGGCGAGTTTGATGTTTTCTACAGGACGTACATGCGCGAGCGCGGGGTTAGCGAATACGTGATAGAGGCTAACTTGGGCTCATTCTCCACGAGAACGCACTCATTTCAACATCCAGACACGCAGGAGGTGTGGGATTTCTGGAAGGCGTCAAGGCGCGCAATTAGAATTGAGGTGCATCGAGATCCACCTAGCGCGGTATTTGATTCATACGAGGACGGCTGGGAGGATGCCCTGGCCCACTTCGATATGTGCCTTTATGAGATCGGTTTAAGGATTGCAGATTCGCGCGAGACGCACTGAGGGGCATTAAATCATGAGTAAGATTTTCCCAAACACGCGCCAGCGCCGGAAGGATGCCAACGACATGGAGGCAATCAGGCGGCGTCAGGATGCGCGGAGATTCATCGAGAAGCAGCGGGAGCTTGAGGATTTGATTAAGGAGTTGAGCTTATGAGCGCCATTAAGTGGTTTTTGTTAGCAGTATTTGGTTTGTTTAGCAGGAAATACAGCAAGGAGTAGGATTGCAATCTTGAGTCGCTGATTGATTCGGCCATCGTTTCGCAAATAGACGACCACACAATAACATTTGATGTAAGCGGCGATGGATGCGAGCTTGTTGATGTGTGGGTTGCAAACAAGTTCTATGCATATGGTCATCAGTGGTTTTCAGGGTGCAGCCACAAAAACACTTTCAGGCCGTCATTTCGCGTAGCCAAGAAGCTGTATAAACTTGAATTGGAGCTGAGGAATTGAAACCAACAATCGAAGGCCTGTTGATTCTGGCGATTAGTGTGGCATGTGTGATTTTGGTAATGGGGGTGGAGTGGTGATAATACTTGGCAACCCTTCTAGCGAGTTTTCTTATGGAATAAATGCAGACTGCAAGATAAGGTACAACACGGCTTTTGAGTTTGGATATATTGTTGCTGAAAACAAAATTAATTTAGCGAATCCATACGACCCATACACTTACGAGTTCGATGAATTTATTGATGGTAAGATTGCAGCTAAAAACAAAGCCCCATAACGGGGCTTTTCTTATTGCTGCTCGATGCCATCATCTGGTTGCTGCTCAGGAGGTGGCAAATCATCCAATCCATCCGCTGGCTCAGGCTCCATTCCTGACTCGGTGCGAATCTCTTGCGGTGTGTAGTACCGCTCACCCAAGCCAAGGCCCATCTGGTTAATCTCGGCCATCTTCTTGGCGTTGTCGAGCTTGTCGCCAGTTGACGGGTCGAGCAGGTCATCCCACACAGCAGACAATTCAGCTCCTTTGAAGCAGCCAATATCAGACAAGTGTTTGAAGAAGTCCTCGATATCGTTATCGAGCACGTTAGCCCGGCGAGATGTGGCTAGTTGAGCCATTACATTGCCGTTCTCGGAGCTGCTGCGCTCCCCGGTCATGTGCCCGGTTAGCTCGGTAGCAGGGAAGCCGCCAAGAGATGCACAAGCCTCTTGCAGGCAGCAATCGAAGAACTCCTGCGGGTTCGGCATTGATACCGTCAGGGCGTTAACGTCCACATCCTGAGTCACCATGAAGCTATCGAACTGGCTGTTTAGGTCTCTGCCGACAGCCTGGAATGCGTCGCTTATTTCTTGGACTTTCACCCCCATCATGCGGGCGATTTCGTCCATCCTGGCCTCTTTCGAGAAGTTGGCCTGGAGCTGGCGGGCTGCATTCTTGAAGAATCCTTCCGCCCCAGATTGGTTAATCTTCTCGATTGCTGTGAAAGCGTTAAACCCGCGAGCGAGCAGGTTATTCCCGAACTCGCTTGTCGAGCCGTCAGTAAACACATCACCGAAGTAAACGACGCGAGTCCAGTGGATATTTACCTCTTGCACCGGCTTGGTGTTCAGCGAGTTGTCATAGCTGACAATCTCCTGATAAGCCCATGCTTTCGGCTCGCCGTATCGCTCAGAAGTGCGATCCATCTCGGTGTCGGTTACGCGAAGCTGGCATTCCCACACTGGCATGTAGCCCACGATTTGGTCAGGCCGGACGTTGGTTGCCTCTTGGCTCCACTCCTTGCCATCGGCAATCTTCAGAATCAGCGCAGCATAGTTGCCAACCATGCGCTTTGTATCCATAGCACGGAAGGCCCGCCACAGCTTGGTTCGTTTGCTGAACTTGCGCAGCTCTTTTTCGAGTGGAGAGTCAGCCTTGTTTTCGGCTGATGGCTCGCCTTCGACTAGCTCAGGATATGACTCCCAGGTCTTGCCTGCCAGCTTGTCAATCGCACCACCAGCGACCCCGTTCCGGTCGTACATGTTTTTCTTGTGCTCGAACGTCAGCTCTGTTGGTAGCCCAAACACCCGATACAGCGAGCCATGCTTACTGTCAGAACCCATCACCTGACTTACCCGCGCCATCCTGATTCGCTCCAGTGCGCTTTGGCACTGGTTAACTAGCATCTCTGCTCTTGATTGTTCCATCTGTCACCCCACTGATTGATGCATGAATTTTACCATAGAGGGGTTGTAATAGTTTTAATGTGGTGCCATGATTAGGCATCAACAACGAAGGAGGTGTTTATGTGTGATTATCAAGGCTACGAGTTTGGAGCTGGTGTATACCCTGATTCATGCTGCATTGATGGGGTTCTTTATGATGCAGAT